GTTATATTATCAGTTAGTTTATGAACGAGACAGTCTGGCTTTGTCATACTGGAGAGTGATGTTGATTTCCTTAACACCACCATCGTTGTTAGACAGATCGCCATAAGCAATACTCGACGGCCAGAGACCTTCAACCTTCCAAGTACGTTCATAAGTACCATCAGGAGCGTACTGGATAATACGAGCCTGACGCTTGTAATTAGCAGCGAAGCCAATAGCATCAGTATCCTTATTCCAGACTTCTCTACGCCAATTATCGAGTACCAGTTCCATATCCTTCTGAAGATAATCACGGACTACGAGAGATCCACCTTCAGTATTAGCAGGACCAGCTACTTTTACGTTAGTGTTACCGTAGTTAAGAGTGATGACTTCATTAGATTCAGTAGGGAGAGCACAGGAGACTACAGCCAGTGTGAGTAACTGTTCACTCTCTCCTACGCCTGGAATAGAGAGAATAAAATTATTCTTTCTCTGGACTTCCCATCCCTGAGATGCTAAGTGGGATGCACCGAGAGCTCTACTATTAGGCATACTCTAATCTCCTTTCTCCTTAAATTGTAGCAATGTAATCACTATCTAAGACTTCATTGAAATCAACCCCTGTACGAGTGATCGTGAAGTAGATAGGAATTTCTTCAGCAGCCTTAGTAGGCTGAATCAGAATCTTACAAGGCATACGATAGTTATCGATATCATCATTAGTGACGATCTCTTCACCTTTAACAATCCTGTAAGCATACAGTCCTCTACGCTGACCAATGCTACGGAGAGTAGGTTCTACAAGATCCTCAAAAGAGTTCCATGTATACTGATCATTCGGTTCGAACGTGAGATACTTAGCAGCAGCTACGATTACTCTCTTCAAGTAATTCATCAGCATTCTCACATTCACACGGTTCAGAGCAGTATTAGATCTGAGTAGTGTCTTCTGTCCAAAGACAACCAATCCTTCAGTAGGATCTTCGATGATGCAGTTAACAGCATTGTAATCACTGTAAAGAGCATCACGCTCTCCATCATCAGGAGAGTACACAGGCTGGACTACTCCTTCAATCTTACCTCTGGTCATACCAGCAGGAGGTAACCAGATAGCAGTTTCTCTAGCAGACTTAGCCATCGCCTGAGCAACAACAGCAGACGGAGGAATATCCAAGTACTGACCGTTATTCTGATCGTAAATATTCTGCCAAGAATAATACAATGCACCATAGGAGCTATTGTACAAACTCGAGGTAGAAGAATATTCACTAGTACCATTATGCCAGTCAGTAACATCGTCAGGATCTAAGTTGTTAGGAGGATCTACCAGGAAGAGAGCATCGCCACGAGCTTCAGCAATCTGCAGAGCCTGAGTGATAACAGCATTATCAGAGATACCAGGTACTGCAAACAGGTTGATATCATAGACACTACTCTTAAGAGTTTCTAGTGCCTTGATCCAGTTAGCAGCAACTAATCCTGTATCACTGTCAGTACCACCAGCAGCAGTGTAAGTACCAGGAGTAAGCTCTGTAAGATCCTCAGTTACAGCAGTAGCAGTAAAGTATGCAGAATTGAAAGTATCACCAATCTGGTACATGATGACTTCCAGAGTTCTACTACCTTCAGCTACTGTGATCTTGTAACCTACGATACTAGCAGCTACTATAACCTTAAGATTATTATAGTAGGTACCAGGAGTATTAGCTGTGAGAGTAATAGCACTACTTACAACAGTCTCATCCTTCTTACCAGGGATAGACAGAGCAGCTTTAGCAGCAGGAGTAGCACCTTCTGCTCTAACGTAGTAACAACGATTACCCTGATTGAGATAATACATAGCAGCGTAGAGTCCAATATGGTTAGGGTCAGGATTACCAAACTTTCTGATGAAGTCAGTGCTACTGGTACAGAGTGTAGGCTCATTTACTGGACCTTTAGTCGCAGTACCTACTACACCGAAGATTATACCAGAGGACTTCGATACATAATGTGAGTAATCCTGTTCAATAGCATAGGGTCCTAATGTGCTCATGATAGAACCTCCTTTACTGTTCAGGATGATACTTATTAATATGTCTAGTCAAGCTCGCTTTAGTAGCACACTCTGCACCACAGTGAGGACATACGAGAGAACCATCATCAGATTCTACAGAGTCAGCTGTATCCTCTTCGACTTCAGGAATCTCTTCTACCTCTACTGGAGTCTCGTCTTCAGGTTCGTCCTGAACTTCGCCAGGAGTCTCCTCTTCAACAGTATCTTCTACAGGTACTTCAGGTACTACTTCTACCTTCTCTTCATAAGGAGGTACGAGGTCTCCGTTCTTAATAGCTTCATCTAAGTTAGTATACCTGATATGTGTATCGATTTCGTACAGACCACCACGGATGATTCTAATACTGATAGGAGTAATCCCATTAGGTGTATTGATTTCACCCTTCAGGATGTAATCTGTCGAAGTCACATTTTTTACATACTTCAGCATTGATATCTTCTCCTTCATATATTTCTATCAATAATTTACTCATGTCCAAAGGATACGTCCTAGTCGTCGATATGACTTTGAACACTGCATCTATAGAGAATGTGAATGTATGACGGTATATTCTACCAATCTCTTCTTCATTCTCTATATCTGAGTTGTCTGTCCAGTCGAGATTAAGAATCGCAAACCGAGCATCTTCATCTTCAACATCAACAGGTGCAGTCAGGACACGTTCGTTGAAGAATAATCTCTCGGCAGTCAGGGTAGCGATTTCTAATACTCTCCTGTGAGTACCAGACCATATATCTACCGAATATGTCAGGTTTATCGGTAGAGCTTTAACACGAGTACTATTCACGATACCTTTACGTAGAACGTTACCCGTATTATCACCAACCATACGATTAGGGAAACCATCTCTCTCAGTATCTATCTCAAACTGAGGATGACGATAATAACTCATGAAAGCCCACGGTATTTTATCATCATCAGTTTTGAGTTTAGAGATCTCTCGACGAGCTTTACTCGTAGGAGAATAGATTAATTTCTCAGTTAAACCTACCAGGTAGGAAGCTACTGCTCTATCGTACTTTTCTATGTCTGTTGTTGATACTCCTATTGGAGCTCTCATAGTACTCATAGTAGTACCTCCTAAGGTTATTAGTTATATCACTCCTAACAGACCTCATAAAATTCAATGCTGGAAATTTAGAACTTCCGTATTCCATAATCCTTACGAATTGTTCTAGCGACTTTGAGCATCCTTTCACTCTAGGTCTTGGAGAGAATTCTATCACAATATGATCATATCTATACTTTTTAACGAGAGCTTCTTTTATGAGACTACCAGATACTTTCATATCCTCTGGGTAACCTCTCGATTTCAAGCACTCTCTTACAGACTGACCATACTCTTTTTGATACTTTTCATACCTACCTGCTCTGCTGAGATTCTCGTCTATCTTCTTTGCATAGAGATCTATAATATAATCAGAGAACCCTTCCATCACGGAATCTACCAATAGAGGATCTCCTGTATCGTACAAACTAGTAGGGATCTTGATATCAAATGAGCTCATCTCGATTCCTCCTGTAAGGTACGATGTTAGCTATGTAGTAAATAGTATGAGGAAATCCTACTCCTTTTAATTTCTTGATCAAGTAGAATTGTTTATCACAATTGATATCCTCGTCAAGAGGATTACTGATCAATTCTATCTTGTCATCAATCTTAGGTCTAAATTCTGTAAGACCGTTAAGAGTATCCTCATACAATAATGGAATGTGAGCTATAATAGGTAAATCTTCTTGTTCTTGATACCATCCTAAATTACGTAATGTCTGGATAGTAGGTAATACATCGTAAGTGATCAGAGTATCAAATCCTGATACATATGGATTTGATCTCTCGTCTATATCACCGTAGAAATCATGACTATCCTCGTGAGGTTTTATACTGTAAATCTTAGCAGGGATACCTTGTACTCTTAAACTCTCATAGAACTGTTCTCTCTGATATCTAACTTCTTTATCTGTAGGTCTGTAGTTCATACCAGCAAAAGTTCTTGGCATATTATCTCACCTCCAAGAACTTACCTCTTTGAATATCAGAAGCAATAGTAGTCCAGTTCATAGGTAGAACTTGTAGTACTTTATAGATATGCTTACACAAGATACCTGTAAGATGAGGATTTCTAATGATAGGAAATCTCTCTTGAGGATCTCCTTCATTAGAGTCAAGCTGAGTATTTATGTACTCAAATCCCCAATATCTGTAAGCTGGGCATGAGCAGAATACTTTGATATCTCCGTCGAGACATAGTCTTACTTTCTCCTGAGCAGTTAATGTCTCGTCATCCTTGACATCAGTATAATCTTCGAGTTTGATCTTAACAGTATACATACCGTTACCAGAAACAGATCTAACATCGAAGTACACTATACCATCTTCACTGATGCCACGATATCTACAATAAGGAACTTTACGTGATCTATCTACAGTAGGTTTATCAGTTTCTCTCTGAAATTCCCTACGTTTGAATTCATTCATCATAGTTCTCATTAGAAGAATCACCTACAACTTTCACAATACTTAGCATTAGTGCACGCACTAATAAAAGAAGTACCGCAAACGATACATACTCTATGGCATACTTTCTTTATACCTTTAGTAGACTCAGAAATTTTTCTTTTAGTTTCTTCTGAATGCTTCTTACCGTAGAAGTGATTCTTCTCTCCAATTTGTGCTAAGGACATTTTTATTTTAGTATCGTCTGTATGATGCTTACCGTACATAGGATTTTTATCTCCTATTACAGCTAGAGATCTCTTCTGTCTTAATTCCTCTGTAGGATTAGAATTAGCTTCAGACATCTTTCTTCTGGTCTCTTCTGAAACTATCCTACCATACATAGGACTCTTCTCTCCTCTCATATCAGCGTGATTCAAGGACATCTTTCTTTTGGTTTCTTCTGATTTCTTATGTCCTCTACTAGACTCAGAAATTTTTCTTCTATGTTCTTCAGTGAGATGCTTTCCATAACAAGGATGATCTTTACCTTTCTTAATATTCACAGGAGGATCAGCGTCTCTACATAGATTATAATACTCATCTGAATCTACAGCGTTATATAAATCTATATAATATTTCTCTTTACTCCTTAACTCTTCTTCATCTTTACAATTACACAATATTTTTCGTGAGAAATTAGATCTACCGTATTTATTTATAGCACTCTGTAAATGAGTACCACTTCCTAAATACCATGAATCATCAGGGTCAGTCGGATTTTGATATCTCTTATGTTTACCTATGTACTTTTTACCATTAGATAAATTTGTAGTTTCATAGATAAATCCATACTCCATAATCATATCCTCAAACCAAATCTTAAATATTTAAAAACACTTGGCAACTCTTGATCGAGTTTATCTTTCTCTGAGTTACCTTCGCTAGTGAGAGCATCACCATCAAGTTGCATAGCACCAGGAGTATTCTGTAATTTTCTCCTGATCATACCTTCTATGATCTTACAAAGTGCTAATGCATACTCCTTGACTTTCTGGATTACTAATTCATCATTGACTTCTTCGATACTTTCATAAGGTATCAAGTATCTAATAACTAATGTATCTCTAGTTGCACCGCTTATATAAAGATCGTTGTTGACCTTATCATAATAAAAATCAGTGATCTTTATAAACTGCTGCAAGGTACGTACATTCTGACGAGATTCTAATATTGTGTAAGGACTAAACATTGAAGTACCACTATTCATCATAATAGTAGTCCATCCAAACACATCATTATCAACCATCGTAGTGTCTGATGCAATATCACCAGACATGATCTGTAATACTGAAGTAGTACCATCTGGCATATGTATTTTAGGTGCAGTAGGGAATGAACCTATCATTACCTTAGGAGCATAAGAACTTATCTTACGTAATGCTTCAGAGATCTTAGCTTTAATAGTTTCATCACTGATACCTAAGGAGACTACATCACAACCTAAGTCGATCTTAATCTCTTTAACTAAATCTTCAACTGTCATAGATTGTGATCTCCTTTCTTACCATATTATAAAGGAGGATGAGGATGTAATCCCCATCCTCCTTTAGGAGTTTAGTTGTGATTAGTTAGAAGCAGGTTCCATACGACTTGCACTGTAGTGAGTGATGTTGCCCTTAGCATACAGAGCATTGTTGATCATGCGCTGACCATAGCTCGTAGCGAGACCCTTACGGAACTGGAAGTCTTCCAGGATGACAGTAGGAGTCGTGTACAGAGGCATGTAAGGAGCATAGACATAACCAGCATCCAGCCAGCTATCACCCTTGTAACCCAGCATGAAGGTGTTGGGATTAAAGTAGGGATTCTTATACACTCTCCACTTACCAGCCAGAGTACCTACGAAGTGAGGACCATTAATGTTACGAGTTCCCAGAGGTTCAGCAGCGAACTCATCCAGAGTCTCGACGATGTTGCACACATTGACACCAGCA